ACTGACAGCTCTAGACGGATAGTTGTGATATATCTGTGCTTTATTAGTAACTACACATATACGCCAATGCTTACCATTTTGAGAACTAGTCATATTACGAGTCCAAGGTAGTATATACACCCCTTGGATTGTAGAATCTACCATTAAATTTGGAAAATTAGTATCATTAAAAGCAACTGTTCTCCAAATATTATTATTTAGCCCATTGATTGATATATACAATTCTGTTTTTTCATTATTTATAGCAACAGCAATAGTTCTATGAGTGGCAACTATTTGTTTATCGCTACCATCCCATTCCCAAACTTGATATTTTGCCTTATCTACGACTTTTTTATATGTGCTAGGCAGAGGAATAAGATTAGGTTTTTCAGTCACCCTTAATACGTCATTGCCATTTTCGTCTTGTATGATATTACTACCCGAGAGTTGCACAAGGTTGGGACCAGTCTGCAGCTGCTTAATGAGCCCTTTTAGGAGGGCAATCTCTGACGCCGCGAGAGTAGGATCTGTTACTGCAGCGTCGCCCTTAGCCCCTATGGCCACAATACGTCCGTCTTGTGCTGTGGTTGGCATTGGGTTTGTTGCGCTAACCGGCACCCATATCCCGGCTGCGTTTTTTACACAGCTGCCAACAAGTGTTAGGTACTCATCTAAACTGGGCTCAAAAAAAGCGGGGGTTATTTGAGTTCCTTTAGGCGGCATTATTCTCCCTCCCTCGAGAGCTCGGCAACAACTTTGTTTGTTGTACCCGGGTTACTCTGGTCAATACCCACCTTTGGTGCAGCAACCGAAACCCCTGTTGCCCAATCGCTTACATTTTTCCAGTAATCCCTAAGCATTGATAAAGTTATACCCATTATCTATCAACTCCCTTTCAAAGATTCAAGGCCCCCGGATAGCCGGAGGCCCTTTCCTTGCTTCGCATTTTTAGTCTACTGTGCAGCAGGAATTAAATCTGTCCTGCCTTTTTCGGTTAGGTAAGCATCAATCCCGGCTTTAAGGTCAGGTCGCTTACTCATCACATAGGTATAAGTGTACACACCATCAATGATTCGCTGTGCCATATAGTTTGCCATATTTATACCCCCATATTTAAGATTATATCGTCCAGAGCAGCCTGAATAAGAGCTTGGTTTGTTTGCAACTGTTCAAGCTCGGTAGGCTGTCGTGTAGCCAGTATTGTATCTTTTGCAGCAAGGTATTCAGCTTCGGTAAGCACCGTTATATCAGTTCCAGATTTTTCTTCATTGCTTTGTACTAAACAAAGATTATTACTAAAATCATAAACCTGGCTACCAGCAATAAACAGCGATATATCTAATCCTTTGTAATCGGCAGTACCATTAGATTGTACTAAGTTAGAGATTTGATAATAATGCACTTTACCATCTCCTTTTAATTTAATAAATCTTTAATAATCTCAAAAACACTTGCAGCAGATGTCGTTATCGAGTTTGCGCTTAAATCAACTTTGGCAATAGTGGCAGTAGCAGGGTCGTGGTAATAGGAATATTGGCTACCGTCCTTTAAAAAATTAGTTGTTTTGTTAGGAGTATAGGTGACTCCTGCATAGGCCAATACCGTACCACTTGTGTTGACCATGTTCACCCTATCGGAAGCATTTCCCCCAACTAATTTACTATAAGTACTGGAATAAATCATCGGAATGTTATGGTTCATACTATAAACCGCATTCGTGAAGGTTACTAACAATGTTCCGGCATGATTGTATATTAAAACATTCGGTTGGGGATCATCCACTTGCCCCGATTGAACCGCATAATAGTCGCCCCCAACGCCACAATAGTCAATGCTTCCATCATAAAAACGGGTTATCAAGTTACCAGCATTATCATATATCCTTGCATCGTAACTCTTGCCCCAGCACTGATAACCTGGATAAGTTCCACACAACATCAGGCTTTCACTTATTGCAGCCGAAGGCATTACTGGCGTTATAACCGCAGTACCCACTAAACCAGTATCATTGTCGTTGCTGAATGTTTTTCCTGCTAGTACATTGGCAGCAACGGCATCACCTTCTGCACTAGCTTTGATAAAAAAACAATCTCCGGTTTCATCATACCAAACCGTATAGGCCTTTCCCGATATCAGTGTTGGTGCGGTTGTCCCTCCGGGTTTGTATAACGATTTGCTGTTTATAGTGGTTGCTGATCCACTATTTCCTGCACTTGCTATAAAAGTAATTGGATAACCGTCCACTAATGTTCCGCTGATAGTCAAGGTTATTGCTGTTGCAGTTCCTCCAGCTGCTTGATACACAGTATCGGCCAAATGCGTAGCAAGCGCATCAGCCTGGGCCTTGAGCGCCGCATCTATCACGTCGGCGTTTTCATTCAGATCAGACACCTTCACGTTGTCGGTTAGGTCTGGCTTTTTAAGGTTGTAATTAGCTGTGTATTGCATCTTTTCACCGTCCTTTAACTAAAAGTCTGCATTTCATCCCAACTCAATGGCGCTACATCACCCCAGTTCTTGTCCGTTAAAAATCCCCAGGTGTTGTAGGTGTAGTCATAGCTGAAGGCCAGGTGCGCCGGTTTGATTTCCTCCAGAATTGCACTCAAGTCCGTCATGTTCTCCGGGATGCCTTTAACCCCGGTAAACTTGACCCTAAAACTATAATTTGCGTTGTCCTCAATAACCTCAACTTCACCATTCGAAAAGGCTGCTGCTACACTTGCTATCATTGCCTTTGTGGTTGTTCCCAGTGCCCGGAGCTTTGCCCGTACCTTTTCCCTTCGGAAGTCATAGGGCTTTGCCTTGTCCGGTGTGATGCCCAAGTCAGCTTCCCACCGGCCGATATTCTCTACTACTGAATCCAGGAACATGCTATCCCGGACAGTATCGGCGTCGAATTCAAGCCGCCGTAATTCAGCAGTGACGGCCTTAAATAACGCCCTGATCACCTGGGATGGTTGGTAATAATCAGGCATATAACGGAGCATATTGCCCTGATAATCGCGCCTGGCTACGGAGACTGACACGATCATTTCTGATTCAGATTCTATGACTGCCGGAGAGAATACAACCTTGACCCCTTGCACTTGTAGGCTGCCGGATCCAAGTATGTCTGCCTGGCCGCGCTCAACTGCCACCCCGGTAGCCTGGAGCTCTCCTTCACCGGTCACCAGGGCAAATCTAAAGTCCCACCATTGATGCGGCGCCAGGTCTCCCCAAGTGAGGGCTTGTACCTCACCCCAGGTTGGCTTGCCTATTGCTGCGCCCATGCTACCACCTACTTCAGCCGGACTATGAGGTAATTTTGAGGAATCTTAAACTGGCTGCTGATGTCTATAGTCTTTTGAAATTCCAACGGCCCATGCCAGAGCAGATTCCCTTCGGCGGCTGCATCGTACAGCCCGATATGAGTGATCGTCCCCCAGTTAGCCATAGCAATAGGGAAAAGGACCTCGTTACTATTCGATGTTTGCCCATCCACCGGTGCGGTAAACGATGCCACTTGACGGACATAGGCCCCGCCGGCCACTTCACTACCGGTATCGGCATCAGTTGGGTCTGTTGTAAAAAGCCCGACATAAACCTTCGCAGGGCTAATATATGGTGTATTCCTCAGTACAGCATTTAGCAGTGCGTTTTCGAGATAATCGCTTAACTGGCTCAAATTCTCCACCTCCTACGTGATTGTTACGGTACCCAGGACGGCCACCTCAGTATCAGCTATTGCAATGTTAGCGGCCCCCTCGTTTACCGTCAAGCCTGAGTAGTCCAAGACTCCCTCAGTATCCAGAATGATACTGCCTATTTTTGCATAGCTGACATAGGTCTCGACGAAAGCAATGCTTTTTAGGTACTCTGCTATGTTGGTCTCGATGTATCCTTTTACCTGTTCGGCTGTGTATCCAGTTGCCAGGGTCAGGGTTGCCGCGATGTCAATATTCACCCCGGTGGCGCTTGCTACCGTGACCGTTGCCCCGATAGGTCGGACATCCTCTATATGATCGGCTACTGCTTGCAGGAGTTCGGCTCCTGGTGGTTGTTTATTGCTATCCAATATTACTACCTTAACTGTGCCCGGTCCGTCCCAGAGTGGGAATACCCTGGCATCACCTATACCAGTAACCTCTTTCACCCAGGCTAGGTAGTGATATTTGTTCCCGCTCGTGGGAGGGGTCCGGACCTTATCCAGGTACCGTTGCCGGAGTTCGCTATCTGGTTCGCCATCGTAGCCGTTGGCAAGTGGCGCCGCATTGGTTACTGCTGACAGGCCGGATATAGTTACCGGGAAAGACTTTATCGCTCCGGCTGGGCAGTTACCTATTACGCCATATTCATCGCATTCCACTATTGCCGTAGCTTGGGCAGTATCCCCAATGACTGCGGCTTCAATCACTGTATAAAAGGCTGTGTCGCTGGCCACCTGGGTGCCTACCTCAATCGTGGTCCCAGGCTGGCCAGTAATCGTTACTTGCCCGGTTGCTTTTGTGGCCGGCTTCCGGGTGATGCCTTGCTCAGCAACCTTGCGATCCAGGTAGACACCAGTAGCTGTCAAAGCAAAGCCTTCGTCCAGTATCTCCGCAATGTCGCCCCCCTGGGCTGCCAGCTCTATGCTCACAGCTTGAAGCACATCATAAAAAAAGGACCCTTCCGAAGTATCAAGCTCCGGGGGGACCCTGGCCAGCATCCTGGCTCTTATCTGTTCTGGCATTTACCATCTCACCCCCTGGCTAAAGGTAATGTCGTCTTTCAAATTCACATCGAACTCTACATCAAGATAAGGGTTGTCCTTAATGATTTTCCAATTGCTCAGGGACCGGATCCGGGGATGCCTGAGCAGCGCTTGGGTAATTTCCCGCCGGAGTTCAGCCTCCAGGAAGGCCCGCGGGTAATCATTTCCCATGATGAGGTCCTCGATAGTCACCCCGTACTCATCCTGGCCGGCTGGCTGCTCATAAATGCGAAACCTAAACTTCTCCGTCCGAAGGACCTTCTCTATCCAGACACGCAGAGCAGCCAGATCCTCGGCCGGGACCAGACGCCCATCCTTTAGGACAAACTCACCTTTCTGGAAATCATAGAGAAACGATGTACCCAGGTCGGTGGGCTGGGCCGATTCCGGTTGTTTAAATTCAAGCTGTGTAATTTCCGGTAGCATCATAGCCTCACCACCTTGTCTATGACAAAATACCGTTGCTCATCGGTCGAGGGAATCAATATCACTTCGTCCCCCGGTTTCAATGTGTCAGTATACTTCATTTTCCCGGTGGTCTTTTCTTGCCCCTCAAGTGACGTGGACTGCATTCCCCAAGTTTCTGATACTACCACCGGCTCCTCGGGAGGAGGCGGTTGGATAAGCGTTGTCTTACCGGCCGCACCTGTGATATCAATTTCACCAGTGATTTCAAGCTCCCGCTGGTAGTCAGCCAGAACGTGGGCGGCTATGATGAGGTTGTCTTTGTCGAGTATAATTTTATCGCCCAGGATTACCTTTATGTCCGGCGGCGGAGCAACCACTACTCCGATTTGCGGCCCCAGGTATGGCTGATTATCCCTATCTTTCAGTAGGCTGGCCAGCTTTGCAATGCCATCCACCTACATCACCCCCAGGCCTAGCTGCATGGTATGGATGCCGTTTCTGACTGTATGTGTTACATCGTTGATTAAATACCGACCCGCCATCCCGGTAACCGGTTCCTCGACTTCTATCAACCGACCAGCACGGGCATCATCATGGCCGGGAACCTCGATGCTGTTCTCTTCCATGATTCGGCCCAGGTCTTTTAGTAGGTTCTGGGCTATCTGCTTGGCTTGGGCAGTATCTTTTTTATCAATCGACTGTATTTCCTGCAGCAGGCCGTACTGCTTGATTAGCCCGTCGTTTTTGGCCTCACCAACTACGTTATCCTCGCTGACTATCTTAATGCTGTTTCGCATTTCTTCGATGCTTCTCCGCCTGGTCGGGTTTGATATAGCCGCCGTTACCGGAGCAGGAGCAATGTTCTCTGCCAGCTTAAAGACCGGCTTTATTAGCAGGTCTACCTGCTTTTCGATATGCAGTTTCCCGGCTCTCATTTCCATCCGGTGCTTGGCGCCGGTTTCCTGCTCTACCCGGTCCAGGATATCACGGATGATGTCGGCTACAACCTTATCGTTATAGATCTGGGTGACAGGGGTAGACATACCAGCGACACCGCCGATCGGCACCCCGAAATCACCCAATATTTTCTTTATAGCAGCATCAGCGGCCATCTTTTTGAACTGGTATATGGCCTTGCTTTGATTGAGATAGAAAGCCGGGTCAAAACAAGTATACTGGATTGCTCCCCGGCCGGCCTTTTGTTCTGTCACAACTATCCCTCGGAAGATTTCAGCTTGGCCAGTTAGCACTACCATGCTGCCGATATCAACCGGGTTAATCGGGAAATACCGGTCATCGTTATATGCTATCTCAAAATCCAACTGGGCGCCCAGCTGGTCGATAGAGCTTTTCCAGGATAGCAACCCGGTAATCGGGGTGATATCGTATTGCTTATTATTTGTTATACAGTATAGATTGTGTGCCACGTTATCACTCCAATTTTACAAACTTAAACTCTTCTAACTCTAAGATGTAATAGATATCCCCGCTGCCGTCCTGAGGACCGTACTCAAACGTCTCGATGCTACAGGCCATGTTAATCGGCGTATCAGTGATGATTAGTCGTATAGGTACCCGCCTAGCCTTCCAGGCCTCAATCATCTCTATATACTCCCAGCCCTGATAGGTGCGGTCCCGTAAAAAAGGATAATCCTTCATCGGGAAAAAGGATTCCAGGGCGATACCGTTCAGGGCCGGTAAACCAATCAGTTTTATTTCGCCCAGACTGATCGTGTCATAAGTCTCATTTTTCATTCCCGTGCGTATTTTAAACTCCCGGGGTAGCACCGGCAGCTGCATGACCTGTTCCCGATTGTTGATCGAAAGAAATATATCCACCTGTGCTACCTCCTTATCAGGTATTTGCTAACGCTAATTCCAGGGCAGGTACAAGCTCATTAATAATCTGTTTTACGCTTTTGTCTTTGGCGTTAATGTTGATTGTGATATTATTGCCGCCCCGTTTGTTGATAGTTTTGCTTTCCGTTCTGGTTTCTGTTGCTCTATGCTGATCTGCTTCTGTCCTGGTGAGGACCATCTCCCCTTTGTGCAATAGCGCTGGAAAATCGTCATAAGGCACGTAATCAAGGCCAGTAGCTAGTCTCGGGATCATCGCGATATTCGGGCTTTTGCCGCCAATGACGGGCACCCAATCCGGGGCTTTAATTGCGTTTATTCCGGCTATCCCGGAATTAATAATCCCTATTACCGCGTTTATAGCTCCCTTAGCTAGCGCCCCCAGGCCGTTCAGAATGCCTCCAAATATGTCCTGAACGCCTTGCCAGGCTTTGCCCCAGTCGCCGGTGAATACTCCAACCACAAAGTCAATAATACCGCTAAGAACCTGGAATAGGCCACCGGTGACTCCTATTATGGTTTCCACTGCTATAATTACGGCATTTTTGGCAAACTCCCAAGCTCCGGCAAATATTGCTGTTATAGGCATTAGCATTGTTTCAACTATTCCTTTAGCAATTGTAAAGCCTACTTGCAAAATGGCTACTACTGCATTGAATACATTCTGGAAATAAGGCACAAACGGCTCAATCTGCTGCATCAAATCGGCCCACATTTTTAGCCCAAAAGCCTTTACCTTATCCCAATTCTTGTAAAGTAGGTACCCGGCAGCCGCGACAGCAGCTATTGCCAGGGCTATGGGGCCGAGTATCCCGAGACTAACCGTCCCTAACATTGCAAAGCCCGCCGCTATTGAAGGTAAAAAGCCTACCAAAAGAAGAAGAGGACCGCCTAAGAGCAAAAGACCGGTTGCCGCTATGAATGTTACGGCAATCATTTTTTTCATTTCCGGAGACATTTTGTCAAGGTGTCCTATAAATCCTTTCAAAGTTTGAGACACGCTAACAATATGGGGCAAAAGTATATCTCCTACAGTTATTCCTGCGTCCCTTACGGTATTTTTAAGCATCTTAAGCTGTGACTCGGTTGTTTTGTAGCGCTCTCTGGCCTCATTGGTGAGAGCCACGTTTTCCTCCCAAGCTTTCGTTCCCGTTTCCATACTCTTGCGAAACAGATCCCCGGCTCCAGACGCACGGAGTAAGGTATCGCGCACTCGGATTTCAGACATTCCCATTTCGTCAAGTATGCCAAATACGTTATCCCCTGCATCTGACATCCTGCCTAAACCCTCGATGAATGAAATGATAGCACCGGACGCATCTTCCTTGTAGGCTTTTTTGAATTGTGCCACAGACATACCAGACACTTTAGCAAAGTTCTGTAAATTTTTTCCGTTTGTAGCAACCTCGCTAGACATATCAATCATAACTTTCGAAAAGGCCGTGCCACCGGCTTCAGCGGCAATTCCGACAGATGATAAAGCGCCAGAGAAAGACATGATCTGCGCTTCAGTCATACCTACCTGGTTACCGGCTCCAGCCAGTCTTAGACCCATGGCCACAATTTCGCTTTCGGTTGTAGCAAGGTTGTTGCCTAAGTCCACAATCGTAGACCCCAAGCGATCATAGTCCTGTGCGCTCATTTGTGTGATATTTGCAAACCTGGCTAGAGCAGTGGCAGCTTCGTCAGAGGTCATGTTGGTCGCCACGCCCAGGTCTACCATTGTTCGAGTGAACCCCATGATAGCCTCTTTTTGGATGCCAAGCTGACCTGCCGCTTCAGCCACAGCAGCAATTTCCTCATGGGTTGCTGGTATCTCACGGGTCATGGCCCGGATCTGGTTTCTTATAGCTTCAAATTCTTCTTCAGATGCGTCCACTGTTTTTCGCACTCCAGCGAAAGCACTTTCAAAAGAAATGGCTGTTTTGGTGGCTGCCCCAAGCGCTGCCGCTCCGGCCATCCCGGCTGCTGTCATGCCGGCCCCGACCTGCTTTGCACTGTCAAACATATTTCGGGGCTTTGCAGCTTCATAAGCCTCCTTGAAGTCCCTCTTCATGCGGTTAGCTTGGAGCCCGGCCATCTTCATGCTCTTCGACATTTCCTCCGTGGCCTGCCGGGCCTGCTTCATAGTGGCTGTAAATTGATCTTTTAATCGTATTGTCGCGCCTAAAATCATGCTTTCACCGCCTTTTTAGGGCATAGAAAAAGCACTCCTTCGAGAGAAGTGCTTTTTAGTTTTCTTTGTATTACTGATACTTAGCACGCAAATCTTTGTATGCTAAACTGGCATTTTCCAGGTGTGTATTACTGTTTTTGATTTTATCAAGCAATTCGCTTTCGCTTAATTTATCCGTTTCAAGTGCTATTTCGAGTGCCTCTAACCGGCTAGTAACAGCCTTGTGTAGACTTTCTCTAATTACGTTTACCGATCTTTTATCCTCGCTGCTTAGGTAATCCGGCGCTTCCAAGCTTTCGATCTTAGGGAAAACGCCTTTAAGGAGACTCCTGCACAATTCCACATCGGATACATACGATTCACGATTGCCGTTTTTCGCAAACCGTTCAGCCGGTTCTGTAAAGTAAAATTTCCAAGTCGAATCCACGGTGGAAGCTATGCTGTTAACCAATGGAGTTAACTCAGATTTAACATAAGACTTAGACATGCTACCTCCATTTTTATCTTCAGTAGTCACAGGCTCTACCACTTCTGCTTCCCCCGTTTCCGCATCTTTTCCTGGTTCACTGCACCCTGCTGATATAGCCATCAGCCCCACCAGCAGGAGCACCGCTAAAAGTTTACGCATACTACCCCCTCCTTATTGCATTATATTACCACAAACTAGGGCAGTATGCGCCAGACTTAGCCATTCGGTTTCTTTCCCGGATTTCTTCTTCGTAAAAAGCCCGGACCACCATCTGTTCACCCGGGGGCATGTTGTAAAATTCGGACGGCCTGATTCCCTTCCTCGACCAGTAGTAATACATCATCTCAACCAGGACGTCCGTTTTGATTAGTTTTTTACTTCTCGCACCGCGCCTTCACCATATCCGGATAAATCAGAAATGGTTTGGTACAATGCAGCAATCTCCCCTGGGAGAAGCAATTTCCGCAAAAGCTCTTTCGGGGTGGGTACGTTGTAGCAGCCTAGCAAGTCTTTGTCCTTCAGATTCGGTTCTTTCACCCCAGCCAGTACAGTCAAAACCTGCATTTCGGGCACATCAACATCTTGTTTTTTCACATCCAGAACCATCTCCTGGATGCCGCCCATTTCATCCGCGGTCAATGCCTCGCAAACAAAAACGACCTTCTCGCCTGTAAGGTCAGAAAGCCGCTTTATTTCAACCTCTCGGGTAGGTCTCTTTAGTTTGGATTGATCAAGTTTAAGCAGCAAGTCAAGCGTTTTGCTCATGCCATCCTCCTATTCCCTGGGCTGGATAGTGTCCAGCAGCTCCCAATCCGTAAACGTAAACGGGCATTCTACCTCACCCTTGTTCTTTGCTTCCCAGCCGGCCAGAGTCAGATCATCGAAAGCGGCGTCTTTAATCAGGACACGTTCGCCTCCGTCTGCCGCTGGGTCCTTTAGTGCTGACAGAATCTGCAGCCGGGGGTTAGTACCGGCTTTGACCTTATCCGACAGCTTCAGCATCATCCGGCTGTTCATCTTGTGCATTTTTAGGCTTCCGGTACCCTTGTACCCCATCAACTTGGTATCCACTCCCAGCTGACCGCACATAGCGACTTCCTCTTTTTCAAACTCAACCTTGGCTTCCAGGCCATAGCACTCAGCCACTTTGTCCCCATCAAGCCAGACTTCCTTTTTGTTATCCTACAGGCTCTTTATCCTGTAGTTCTAGGATTTTCACCCATTACGGAACGTCAATTCGCCCCTAGTTCAGACTATATCTTCACCCACAGCTGCCTAGCCGTGGGTGGCGGATGCTCGTGTCGGGATTATTGGTCAGCCTTCCTCACCCGTTAGTCGTTGCACCTTCCTGCCTACACGAAAGGCTATTCAGCAGGCTTGGCTCAGGATTACCATAGCATAAGAAAAGGCGTCTTACGATAAGACGCCCAGGCTTTTTAGTTTACTTCCAAGTATCTCGCAAATATTATCTTTCTCCCATAGGCTTTCCCGACATATATATTCCAGGCAGGCACTCGGGAAAGTGCTTTTCGGGGCGTCCCCCTAGCCTGTATCTGTATCATACCATACTCCTATGCCTTAGGCTCCCCTGAATTCATCCGCTGTTTTTTGCTGCTGATTACTCAGCAACCGGGCAAAGTCTATTCACCCCATGTCCCATTTATCACTCTTTCAGTTCTAGACATCTAACTTACCTCCTTATCATCTTTACCATCCTTTTTTCCTACAGATTCACAACCAACTGGACATCTTCCATTGCATCCAGCGGCCGCACAGTGCTAGTTAAAAATACTTTGTCGCGGGTGTTAGCCTCTTTAATTTCTTGCTCCCGCATATCGTCTACCGGCTCCCCGATAGACTTTAGGTAGGTCTTTTGTGCTACCAAATCGATTTCACACCGGTTCTTTCCGGGATCCAGAACACGCTCCTGCTCCAAAACTTCGTAATAGGCGTTAATGGCCGCACATAACAGCAGTTTATTCTCGTAGCTGTTCTGGATACTGCCGACATAGGCGTCTTCGATGGTTTCCTTGATATCGTGGTACATCATGTCCAGGATGCGGACTACTTTGATTTTCTTCCAAGCCTCGCCTTTTGTCTCGGTGGTCGTGGTCAGGCTGGTAACGCCGCGGGCAATCTTAACTTTTACCCCGTCATGGTATAAAATCAATTTCCCATCATCAACTGCTTGGTCGGCATCGGCTTTGATAAGGTGAGGTACATCGTCAACCTCATTCATCCGCCGGTAGGTTGGCGCCACAGTTAGCGGCAGCCCGGCAATCAGGCCGGCAATCCGAGCGCTGTACTGGCTGGCGGTGTAGGTAGTTTCACCCACAATAATATCATCAGTCGCAAAGTTCACCACAGCTTCATGGTCCGCTGCGTTCTTAGGCAGCACGGCCATGATTTTCTTTTCCTTAGTGTCCCTCATGCCCTTCGCCCAGGTGGCGATATTGGTCACATCAGCAGCATCAATTCCTGGAATAGACATGATGTTAAACTTGATGGTCTCCAAGTAGTTCAAGGCATCGTTGTAGTTTTCTGCTTCTGTGGGAATTACAATGGCCCGAATTTCTTTAGGGGTGCCCATGAAAGCCTGCTCCAAATAGGCCTGGTTAGTAGCGCTCAAAGTATCCGGGATGTCGGCCACATCCTGCAGTCGGTAATCGGTCAGTTTTAACACTGCGTCTTTAAGCACTATTGCCAGGATACCGACGGCCCCCCGCTTCATAGCGGCTATGGCTTTGCTCTGAAAAATAATGTTCACGCTGGGAAGTCCCATGCTTATCCCTCCTGTTCATGATTGACCTCATTCATGAGATCATAAGTTTCTTTCGGCCTAGTCATTTCAGTTTGTAATTTCACGGTGATATAAACCTCTGCATCTCTTGGGCCTCCCTCTGTTTCAATAATGTGAAAAACAACCGGCTCTCCGGCATCCACGCCCCCTGTGGTGGCTGCCGGATTTGTGACAGCTGTAACCTCAGATACCTCTGAAACGATTTCAATAATCGTGTTGCTGGTGACATTGCCACTCATGCCGGCTTTAACCGCTTGTACGGAAATTTCAATTGTCCCCGCCTCTTCTGTTTCAATATCAGCTGTCGATGCAAACTGTATTTTCTTAGCGGTCTGAAAAACTGTTCCATTTGGAACAGCTACCGCATCACTGACTGTCACATTAACAAATCCCGTTGATTTTACAGCAGGCTCGACATATGTCAGGGACATTGCCTCCATGAATAATTTTTTCAGCTTACTGGATACATCTAATTGGTTAAAAACATCAGCTTGGCCTGTGCTAAGCAAAGGTGCAAAATATACAATTTGCCAGGTCATATCAACCCCATACATGGCCTTGTTTAAGTGCTCCTCATCCGACGTTACCAGGTTGATGAAAAAACTGGGCCGAATAAAGCTATCAGGCATGGTTGATACATATATTCGCGTTACTTCCGGGAAATTGGACCGGAGCAGGCCCCGAAGAGCGTCCAAGCTGTCACCATACATCGAAGCCCATCTCCTTTGCTATGCGGCGAATTGATTCTTTTAAATGTTTTGGCAGTTCTTTTCCTGTTTCTTCGTAGGCTTTACGAAAGTAGAATTTACCAGGAACGAAGCCGAGCCTTTTTTTAATCCTGTAGGTTCGGCGACCTTTTTTAAATCGCCCAATAACCCTTACTAACTCATGTCCTTCCTCGACCATCTTCGCATAGAATTTATTAGTGTAGACGTCTACCTCGTACATATTACCGCGCTTCATTTTTACGCGGTATGATTTTTTCAAATCCCCTGATACTCTAGGAGTATTCCGTCTAACCTTACGGCGGAGTAAGTTACCAGCCTGGCGAACTGTCTTGCGAAATTCTTTAGGCACATCCTGCTCAATGATAGGCAGTAACTTTCTTTCCCACTTATCCAGTTCTGTTGTATCAAATTCAATATCGGCCATCAGGTATCACCGACCTTTTCGTTACACATGAGCTGCAGCTCTCTGTGCCGTTCCTCCGGATCAATAACTGACTGGATATTAAACACCCTGGTACCATATAGCACGCGCATAGCCGGAGTGATTTCCGGCCGATACCTGATCCTGATCCGGGTAGTGAGCTCAGACTGGGTATTCTGCAGCAGCACATACTCCCGGCCCTGAATCGGTTCGATCGATGCCCAGATGGTAGCTACGTCTTGCCAACCCTGGTCGATGGGGGTACCGTACTGGTCCAGGACTTCCTTATACTCTTGTAGGGTTACACGGTGTCTTAGTTTGCCTGGGTTCACGGTACCACCTCCGGAGGCGGCTGGTAGCAGTGGCTGAGCTGGGCCAGCATAGATTCCACTATAGGCCTGACCTTCTCACCCACACGCCCGATATTAGCTTCCCGGTTTTCGTACCAATCCGTTACCAACACCCAACAAAACAGCTTTGCTAATGAGTTTGAATTATCAAATTGGTTCCCGGTTGCGTTGCTAAGGTAAGTTTCCGCAGCCGCAATGAGTGAAGTAATCAGCGTATCCTCATCAGTACCGTCAACCCGCAGGTATTGTTTTGTTTCTTCCAGGGTAATGATCAATTAGGACCACCCCTTACAGGGCAGAGTGAGCAATTTTGCGCCACTTGGCCCCATCATCGGTAGTGTCGACATCGCCAATGGCGATATAAATGTTAGTGGCATCAAAGTACATATCGCCTTTTTTCGCCGGAGTAGAGTCCTGGCCGCCGGCCAAAGCAGTGGCTACCATAGCAGTTACCACTCCGGTGCCATCATTACCAGCTTTCTTTGCTACGCCAACTAGTTCATTGTCAGCAAATGCCGCAATAATATCATTCGCGGTAGTGGTTATGGCCCCGCCCTCCCCGGGTACCAAAAGCACCTTGATAGCTGTCCCATCAACCTCTACAGCAACAGCGGCATTGGCTTCTTCAGGGTCAACGTATTCAATCGTAATATCGTTTCCATCTGGCCCCCGTTCTTTTGCCGTAAACACCAATTCTGCATGAGCCACACCAATAGCAGTAGTTAGGGCCGCAGCTGCTCCCTTTTTAGGGGTCAGCTCTGCCAGGGTGTCGGCAATGCTTCCGCCCGGTTCGGCGATGATTCTACCGCCATTCTTAACCAGGATTTCACCTGTTACTGCCATAACTCCGCCAGGATTTATTACAATCTCTCCCCCCGGATCAACTACTAATTGCTTAGCACCCTGGGGCTTTCTCACCTTTGCACCCATAAGTTTTACCTCCTTATTAAAAAAGAGGGGTATTACCCCCTCTTATATTGCCAACTGTCCATATACCGCCGCGTTAGTGTCCCATAGAACCAGGTCGTCACGGGTGATAGTGCGCAGCTCGGTGGTATCGCGTCTCCATGCGTCCCCTCCCTCGGTGGTGGCACCCAGTTCGTATTTACCGCGGGTAAACAGTACCGCAAGCTGCTGCCCGTTGCCGATGAAGATAGGAGCCGTATTAGGGGGAGGCCCTCCCACGCTGGGCAAATAGCGGTTAGCTATCACTGCTACCGGGCGACCAAATAACAATTTGCGTCCGGGCTGAGTGATGTCATCCACCAGCAGGTAACGACCATTACCGTCTACCTGAGTATCCAGCCAATGGTATCCGTCCTGGTTGGTCAGGATTGTTGCAGACTGACTGATGGCCGGGTCCAGGGTCACATTGAGAACATTTTTAACAGCATCAAGGTCGCCCAGGGGCACAGGATTAAGGCCGCCCAGCAGGGTAGTAATCATGGTGTTCTTGGTTACAACGTGCTTGCGAGCTATCCAGTTGGTCACATACTGGAGAATGTTCTGGTCGCTGTCGGCCAAAAGCTCACTGGTCAGCGGCAGATACCCGGCACGCTTTACCAACTGGTACTGTACCGGGATGAACTGGGGATTATCGGTCTCCTGTATCTGTCCGTATTCAGCAACTACCTGGAACGGAGTCATAGCACCATCAAGCTCCAGTACCCGGGAGCCGGACAGGGTGTTAACGGTCTCCACCCGGACATACTGGGACAGGTCATCCAGGGAGCGCATCAATTCATTAATTCTGGTCTCAATATCCTGGGGTACGATCAGGGAGCTATCGCCCAGGGGAATACCTGCTGCTCCACCTTCGTGCATGACAGCCGCTTGGATGGACCGGTTGTGCTCGCTAATGATAGAACGGTCATCGGCACCAATACGTTGCCGGCGCAGGCCGCGCATGAATACCCGACGATATTCTGATTCCAATTCGGCATCAGTACGACTGTTAACAGGGGTACCGTTATCAAGCTGCGGGTCGTCAGCAGCTTCAAGTTCCATCTGCATGTTGACTTTTTTTTGCAGCGCCCGTACTTCATCCATCATTTTTTCTGCTTCGGAAACCTTGTCCTCACCCAGCAGCGCCCGCACCTGGGCCTTTTTATCCTCTAGAGCCTGGAGCATTTCTCTCAATTCTTTAGACATTATTTTTCCTCCTTAAAATAAAAATTGAGCTATATCAGCTCTAATTCTAACGCCAGCATCTTCTTTTGCAGCTCTCTGGCCTTCACCTCCTCATTAGGATCCGGCCCGGGATCTGGTCCTGGGTTCGGTTCGGGTTCATTGGCCAGGAGCTCCTTCGGTGTATTTTTATACCTGCCCAGGATTTCTTTATCCAGGCAGGCAGCCACCTGCTTAGTTTCCTCAATCTCATCAGCAAAGCCACATTCTAAGCAATCATCAGCGGTTAACCAGGTTTCATCGTCCATAAGCTCAACAAGTTTGTCTCGATCAAGCTTATCGCTGGTCTTACCCAGGTATGCAGCTATAAGGCTTTCTGTAATTTTGTCTAGGTCGTCTGCCATTTTTCGGAAATCCCCAGCATTACCGGCCATGCATGTCCAAGGATTATGGACCATCATCATAGCATTTTTGGGCATCGTGACTGTATCTCCGGCCATAACGATTACGCTTGCAATACTGGCGGCCAAGCCATCAACGTAGACATGCACCGTTGCCTTATGTCGTTTTAGGATGCTGTGAATGGTCTGCCCCGCAAACACATCCCCACCCGGGCTGTTAATAAAAACATTAAGAGTATCAATATCGCCCAGGGCATCCAGGTCTTCTTTAAACTGTTTTGGAGTTACTTCGTCACCCCACCAGGTTTCATTTGAGATTTCCCCGTATAGGGTTAGCTCCCCGGTTTTATTATCCAGAGCTTTGAAGTTCCAAAACTTTTTATTCAGTTTCGGCATTATTACCACCACCTTCCCTATACGTCCTATACGCCGCCCCTGCGTCCTCAATGGGCACCATATTGCCGTTAATGAGCAGCCGGTCCCCGCCTTCTTTAGCCTCCAGCTCCTCCAAAGCCCTAACCTCATTCGCTGTCAGGAAGCCGCTTTGTATAGCAATCCGGTATCCCTCATAGCGGGTTTTCGGATCCGCCCGCAGGATAGCATTAACATTGAATTTGATGTAATACCCATCATCTAATTCTTTCTGTGTAAAGAGTTTATAAGTCAGTTCCTGCTCGTATCCGGTCAGGATATCCATCAAGGTGTCAATGTAAAACTCCCGCTGCTGCTCACTAATGTTCGTGTGGGTCGCTCTGTCCAGGTCGTTGAGCTGGTGGTTCTTTACTCCAAAGGCCGCGGCTATCTGCTTAATGGTCAGCTGAGTGTTCTCCAGGAATTGAGCATCATGCATCGTCAGGCTCAGCGGTTGGAACTGATAACCTATAGGTAATAAACTTACCCGATTAGCATTTTTAAGCCCGCTGGCCATGCTCTCAAATTTTTCCCGGAAGGTTTTTTGTGCATCCGGGCTTAAATCACCTACATAATGGATGATCCCCTTTGTCTGTAGGCCAGTCTTAAAACTGTTGTTTAAGTATTGTGATGCTGCTCCCGCGTTCTCAATAGTGCTTTTTAACTGCTCCAGCGGGGTCAAGCCCACAATTCCGTCAAAAGTCAATCCCTTGAAATGCAGCATTTCGTCAGGGTCTATGCGGTATTCAGTGCCTTTGTTGTCGGTGTAGGTGTACCAGAGTTTGCCTTTTCCTGGCAGTAACCCAACGTCGTCAATATAGATTTTCACCCTGGTGGCATCTAAGGGGTACATACCTGTTACCCGGCCAGCATTCCGGCCTTTTGTTTTGATCTCCAACCAGGCATAAGCGTTGCCGTGTATATTCCGCTGTACCTCGAGGCATTTAAAGAAGTCCCGGCTGCCCATCCATGGGTTCGGCCGAAGTTTCAAAAGTGGCGCCAGATAGTGCCCGGCTGCGCTTTGCTTGCCTTCTTTGTCCTGATAGGTTTTAATCGGCAGCTTCCCCACCGCGTCAGCCAGAATACGGATACAGGCGAACACCGTAGCTTCTTTTAGGGCGTTTTTGCCCCGGTAGCTTATTTCGTCTACTTCAATGCCTAATAATTCTAAGAGTCGCCGGTCGTTTAAGTCGATGGCTTCCGGCGCCGTTGTTTCAGCCCTTATCCGGGGAAATATCTTACTCCAAAATGCCAACATCTACACCTCCTAGCTCCAAAGCTTATCCAGGAAACTTTCCTCTGCGTATTCACCCGCATTGAATTTCGGCTCCGCATGCATCGCCCGGACATGTGAGTTCATTAGTGCAGCTGCCGGGTCAATGCGCTGCCTTGATTTCTCTTTGTCTAGCATTATATTCTGGTTATGGTCCATTCTGACTACTGCATTCCCCATCGCCCAAGTCAGCACCGGGTTGCCGTCATGGATGACATTGCCCATGTAAACCTGGTCCCGGAAGTCTTTCGTTGGCCCAGCCAGGGTACGCATACCCTGGATAATCTCTACTACCGTATGCCCGTCATCCATCATTTCCTGATTAAACTGGGTAGCATTCCAGGGGTCAACACAGAGCTCTTTGACCACCCACCTATTCTGTTCTATCTGTTGTTTGATGTATTCCATGATATAACGGTAGTCTACTACGGCTCCATCAGTAAGGGTTATCCATCCTTGCTTGACCCAAAGGTCGTACGGAACTTTGTCAGTCTTACGTTTATTCTCCAGAGTCTCCTCCGGCATGAAACTATGAGAAAGGACGGCATATTTACCGCCCTCTAAAACAAATTCAAAGTTTACGCTGGTCAGGTCAATCTTGGCACTTAAGTCAATCCCAACGTAGCACTCGCACCCGGTCAGGTCGGGCATAGCTTCCGCTTTGCAGGCGCCCCACTTCGCCAGGTTCATATACCCATGTTCCCGCTGGTTCAGCCAGACGTTAAAGTTTTTTGTCATCACATCCCGCATCTTCTCGGTGGCTTCGAGGGCTATGTCCAATCGCTTGCGGATATAGCCAATACCTTCCGGGTAGGAGCAGAGAATTGGATTAGCCTTCACCCAGCAGGTTTCATCCTGTATGTCGTCAATCAAATTTCCTTCGTCGTCCCGGTCTAGCTCGTTAATCATCACGAAATAGTTTTCATTCTGGTAGGGGTGATCCGGGTTGAGTATCTTTGACACCAGGTCATACTCTACCGTGTAACAGGGATTAGCCAGATCAAAGCCGGCCGTAGTAATAACCATAAGCAGTGGCTGCGGCCGAGCGCCCATGCCGGAGTCTATGATGTCATAAATCTCTGAGGTTTCGTGTGCGTGATATTCGTCGATTATCCCGCACTGGGGGTTTAAACCGTCCCCGGTTTTACGGTCCTCTTTTGATAGTGCCCGCATTACTGAGCCGGATTTTTTATGCGTGATACGGCCATAAGCCACTTTGTATTTGCTTTTAAGCTCCCGGCAAGCATTTAGCATTGCCTCAGTTTCTTCCCAAACTATTTTAGCCTGGTCAGTTTTAGTTGCAGCACAATAAACTTCACTTGTTCCTTCACCTAACACCATTAGCTCATAAGAGCCAGTGCATGAGAGACTCTGTGATTTTGCGTTCTTCCTACCTACTTGCCAATAAGCTTTATTAAATCTGCGGTATCCAGTCTCTTGATGTACCCAACCGTAGATATTACTAAAGATAAACTTCTGGATGATGTGCGGTTCTATCCGCTGCCCCTGCAGGATTCCTTTCCGGTGCTTAAAGAGCTTCATCCAGTTCAAAAACCGGATGGCCAGCTCAGGCTCAAAAACATACGGAAACTCATCTGTGCCCTGCCTATTCAGATCATCCAAGAATCGCTGGCAGGCCCATTTATGTTTTTGGCAGGCGTTAATTCCACCAGCCAGGATAGCCTCGCAATACTTTGTAAGCTCCTCTAGGAGTGGGTAATCAAGAGGATACGGTTTATACACCGCCAAACATCCGATCGAACGGAGTCTCCTCTTTTTCTTCCTGCTTCGGCAAAGTTAATTTACATCTGGCGCTAGGAGTTAGCCCAAACTCTCCGCACATTTTACGGATCAGGTCAGCGTATTTATTAGCGGTTTTAACCGCCGGATTCTCGATTACATTAGTAGCCCCAGCTTTGTTGGTGTACTCAACAAACATTCCTCGGGTTTCAATTTCTTCGTTTGCCTGGAGCAATTTAGAATAGGCATCACAATATATAGCCAGGGCAGTGATATCCACGTTTGTGAGGAGGTTTAATTCCTCCAGCTGCTTGCACACCCGGCGCCATTCTTTCTTAGCCACTTTGTCAAGCCACCCCGGGCATTTGATTTTATCTTTTTTAGGCCGCAGCTTCGCCTCGGCTTTTCGCCGGGCCTCAATTTCGGCCTTGGTAAAATTCTTTTTGTTTACAGATAACGGTACTACTTTTCGTCCTCTCCCCACAGGGTTCACCTCCTATCCTTTCCCCTACTGGTTTTCAAAGGGATTTTTGTGCAAGGAAAGG